GGGACCAAATAATGATATAAATTTAACAGTTAAAAAAAGTATAAATAATACAAAATCTGACAAAAATGAATTTTTTAATTCAATGATGAAATAATAATAATATTTTTTTTCCTAAATAATTAATATAATAAAATGATTGAAATAATTAAAAATCCAATAATAATTGGATTAACTATTGGTGTTTTAGTATATATATATTTAAGATGGGAACAATCACAAAGACCAGATGAAAAAGATAAAAGAAAAGATACAAATTTATTAATACCATTAGGTATTGGTACTGCTTGTTGGTTTATTGCTCATAATTATTTTGAAAATTATAATTTTACTAATGATATTAATATGGGAGATAATAAATTCACTAATGATTTACCTTTAAATATTCCAGAAAAGATTGATTTAAGTGATACTATTATGATGGGTGGAGGAGCAAATTTAGTTAATAATATAGGAAATAATTTTGTTCAACCAAGAGGACAATCTATTCCTCCATCATATCATTTATTAAAAAGAGGAGTTACAATTCCTACCAATATTAATATGCCCGAAGTATTGTTGGATAATTATTAAAAATTTAATATATATACTTAATATATATTAATGTCAGATCCAGATGAATTGAAAGACAAATTCCCAATAAATGAATTTAAATTTGAGTATTTAGTTGAAAATCCTGCAATAGTTATGATAGCAAAAAGAGGATCAGGTAAATCAGTTGTTTGTAAAGCATTATTAAAACATTTTGAAAAAATACCTGTAGGAGTTATTATATCAAGAACAGACAGAGTTGATCCATTTTTTGCAAATTTCTTTCCTGACAGTTTTATATATTATGATTATAAAAGTGAAATTATAGAAAAACTTGTTAAAAGACAAGAAATTATTATGGAAAAATATAAAGAAAAGAGAAAACTAGGAAAAAGAATTGATCCACGTTCATTAATAATTATGGATGATTGTTTAGCTTCAAAAGGTACTTGGATGAGAGACCAACCGATTTCTGAATTATTATTTAATGGAAGACATTTTTTTATTATGTATGTATTAACTATGCAATATCCTCTTGGTATTACGCCTGAATTAAGGTGTAATTTTGATTATATATTTTTACTGGCAGAAGATTCATTTTCAAATATTAAACGTATGCACGAACATTATGCAGGTATGTTTCCAACTCTAGATGCATTTCGTCAAGTTTTTATGCAATTGACAGAAAATTTTGGTTGTATGGTTATTAATAACAGAGGTTCGCGTAAATCTATATTTGATAAAATATATCATTATAAAGCACCAGTATACAAAGATAGTGAAATTAAAAGTGGATGTTATCAATTTAGAAAGTATCATGAAGAAAATTATGATAATGATTGGGCTAGAAAAAAGAAAGAGATGGATTTGGGTGAATATTTTGCCTCAAAAAAGAAAAACAAGAGTTCAGTTAAAGTACAAATACAAGATAAAGATTCTAAAAAATAAATTAAATTTGAGAAACAAAATATTGGTTAATTGCTTCTTTCTTTCTCGTGTCTAAATCATTAATAGCTCCTATCCAGGTAGATGGTTGTGTAAACATAGTTGCAAATATTTCTGAAGGATACGCTTGTTCGTTTTCCTCTTCTTCTAGAGTTCTAGGAATATATCTATATATAATTTTTTCGGTAGTTTTTTCACCCATACTTTTTGATACAGACGATGTAATAAATATAATTCCCATAATAAATAAAATTAAAACAAATGTTTTATACATAATATAATTATAATATATATAATTATAATTTATAAAAAAATAAATTATGCTGAATTGCTAGGATTGGTTGCTTGTTTTTTCTTTTGCAAATCAGCATAGAGTTTTTTCATTTTTTCAAGATTTTCGTCAATGCTTGAAATATTTTGATTGAGTTTTTTAACAGTTTCTTCTGTTATTTCAACTGGTTCACTATTACTTGTAACTGCTTTTTGTACGTGTTTTGAAACATTAATATCAGCTGTTTTTTCAGCATCGTGTTTTTTATCAAGTTTCTTTCTCAATCTATCTCTAACATCATCGCTATTTCTTACTGTCTTTTTTTTAATTTCTTCTTTAATGGCTTCTTCAATCATATCCTTCTTACGATGGGCTTCTAATTGTTTGGATTTTTCTTGGTTTTCTAATGTACCCTTCATAAGTTCTTGAAGTTTAGGTTCATAATAATTGTTATTATCTTTGACAATATTTGGGTCAGGGTCGAATGCTGTCCATTTAAAGTTTTCACCGACAAATACATGAAATGCTGGTTCTTCATTGCGGATTCTTTCAGCATGTGAACTTGCTTCTTGATATGAACCAAAATTACCTCTATTTTTAAATGCTCTTACATTACAACCTTTAATACCTTCAGGTGATAAAAATGAATAAACACCATATTCTTGACCAGAAATGGGTTTATCTTCTGTTAAATAATCTACTTCTACTGATTGACTGTCTTTTGACATATTTATAATTATAATTAATTTTTAGTTTTTAAATAGTTTTATATTATATTGTTGGATATATAAAATTAATAAAAGTTATAATAGCCGTTAATAATAATGTTTTTTCTAAAATTTTATAATCATAATTATCTACAAAGTATATAGACCCATAAACACTCATGAATATAAGTAGTAATTTTATTATTTTATTACTGTTCATTTATATATTATTCTATTTAGAAAAATTATTTAATAAAATATAAAATTGTGCAAAAAACATAAATAATACTAATATTTGCAAAAACTCATCTTCTTTTAAATTATAAGTAATATTTGTATTATTTATATTATTTATATTATTTACTGTAATATGTACCGTATCATTTGTCTTTGTAGTAATAATAAAATGAATAACATTGTCATTCTTAATATTATTAAGAATATTGTTTGAATTATAATTAATTAAATCAAATGACATTAAATAATTAATAATAAATACTTATTTTTAAATAAAAAAATTGAATATATTATTATGTTTAATAAAATTACAATATATAAAAATGGAAGATAATACACAATATATGGATTTGTATAGCGATGTTGGTGTATTGGCATTAATTGCTGAATTTGACCATTTTGCTCATAATAATGAATTAATTAATTTAGATGAAAATGATGAAACAGAACTCTTTAATTTCGAAACGTATGATCCGACTGAAACAGTTCTTGGAAGTTTTGTTCATGAAGTAATTAAGAATATTGTTCATGAACAAGAACAAACAAACACGATTAATCATGAAATTGAATCATCAGATGAAAGTACGTGTACTACACCAATTGATACTATTAGCACTGTATCGTCGTCATTATGTTCTTATTTGATTTCTAAAGAAGAACACGCGCAAAAAAAATTTGCATTATTTCGCGAAGATATAATTGATTATTTTTCTTGTATTCTTTCGGAGCTCAAGAAAAATAATATTAAGAGTAAGAATAATTATGAGAAACGGTTTCAAAAAATTGTTAAAGAATTTCGGCTACGTACAATTCTTAAAACAATTAATTATTTAATTCATGATAAGGCAATTCTTAAAATTCCCCAACTTTATATTACTGTATTTACTATTTGTAATGATATTATTAGTAATGATATTATGCAATGTACATTGAAATCTCAACCAAAATATCAGAAATACATTTTTTAATTTATTTATTTATTGATTTATATAGATGGATAAAATGGCCAATTTAATTCATTGCATATTTTTTCCCAAGAACTATCTGCTCTTTTAAGTTTATCTGCTGATTTTAAAAGAGGAAAACAATCTGCAAATTCAGGCATATCGAGTATTTCAAAGAATTTATGGAAAACATATGAATAATTAAGATAATTTTTCCTTTCTTTGGGACAATGTTTTGCAAAAGGTTCCTCTGTTTGTTTAAACATTTTTTTAATTATTTCTTCAGTTTCTCTTGAAATAGTTGGTGCAGGTTTATTAGTTATTTTACTTAATATAAAAGGAACATGTTCATAATAACTTGTAAATCTTAATTTTTTTAATAATTGTTTAATAAGAATTTTAGCTTTTGAATATTTCATATCAATTAATTCATTATTACTGATTTTAAATTTCTTTAATTCGAGAATAATACCATTATATATTTTTGGAGGAATTTCAGTTGATTCTTTTGCTTGAAATTGGTTAAGAGTTTCTGCTAAATGTGTTTGTTTTTTATAAGGTGTGCGTGGTTTTTCATTTGTTGATTCTTTATGATTTGGAACTTCTGATTCAATAATTACATGTTCTACTTCCCCACATTTTGTACATACATATAAACCTTCAGATTGTATAAGAGTTTTTTCCATATTACAATCAGTACACATTTTAATATTATTTATTTTTGGCTTTTCAGAAGAAAATCTTTTATCAAGAATTGACATATACATTTCAAATAACGATGCTCTATTAGAAACAATTGTTTCGATTTTATTTTCAATAGGAGTTTCTTCATTAACTTCAGTTTCTTCATTAACTTCAGTTTCTTCTTCTAATATATCTTGTTTCTTTGAAAAAAAAGATAAAATATTTTTAGAATTTTTACTATTAATATCTTCCATATTTTTAATTCTTTTTTTAGTAGGTCTCTTTTCTTTTCTTTTTGTCTGACTAATTTTATTAATCATTTGTAATTTTTCATTTGATTCAATATTTTCATTAATTATTTTAGTATTATCAATACATATATTAATAGTATTATTATTATTATCATCATCATTATCTAACAAATTATAATAATCCATTAAAATATCACTAGTTTTAGAATAATATTCAATTTCATCTCTGCCATTCTTAATATTATCAATTTCTATTTGTTGTTTTCGAATTATATCTTTTATGTTTGATTTTTGACGAATAATATCATCAGTAATTTCAACTATATTCGAATTAAAATATTCTAATTCTTTTTTTAATTTATTTAGTCTTGTAACTTTTTCCGGCAAAGTAGTTCTATTTTCTTGAAATTCTGAAGCAAATTTCTGATGAGTTTCATCTAAAGTTTTTACAATATTAAGATATTTAACCTTATCAGGTTTATATTTAAATGTTGCCATATTACTATAATTATTATTTAATCAAAATTCTTTAAGCAAATTATGAAATAAATAATATTTATGATTTTAAAAAATTAAAAAAATATTAATTATATTTCAGATTAAAATATAAAGAGGCTTATATCTTTTTCAGTGTGTTTTTTAAATATTTGAACTATTTTTTATATATAAAAATATAAAAAAAAATTTTTCTACCCAATAAGTATACATAAAATGGGAGGCGGATTAATGCAATTAGTTGCTTATGGTGCACAAGATGTTTACCTCACTGGTAACCCTCAAATTACCTTCTGGAAAGTAGTTTACAGAAGACACACTAACTTTTCAATGGAAGCTGTTGAACATACCCTCAACGGTAACCCCGACTTTGGCAGATCTGCTACAGTTACTATCCTCAGAAATGGTGATTTAGCTGGCAGAACTTGCCTTAAAGTCGAACTCAAATCTACCCAAATAGCCACCGCATTCAGTGGCTGTGAAGGCGAACAACCCAAAGCTGCCTTTGTCAGAAGATTAGGTCACGCTTTAATTAAAGAAGTCGAAGTTGAAATCGGCGGTTCAAGAATCGACAGACAATACGGTGTCTGGCTCGATATCTGGTGGGAACTCACCCACACAACCTCAAAAGAAAGAGGTTACAGAGCTATGATCGGTGATGTCCCTGCTCTTACCCAATTAGACAGTGAAGACTTCCCCGCCTACACTCTCTACATTCCTCTTCAATTCTGGTTCAACAGAAACCCCGGTCTTGCTCTTCCTCTTATTGCTCTCCAATACCACGAAGTCAGACTTAACTTTGAATTCGAAGATATCAGAAACTTACTCGTCTGGTCTGGTGCTACATCACCTGACTTTAGAGCCTTCGGTATGGCCAATGCTTCAGTCTTAGTTGACTACATCTACCTCGACTCTGAAGAAAGAAGAAGATTCGCCCAAGTTGGTCACGAATACCTCATTGAACAACTCCAATTTACTGGTGTTGAATCAGTCACTGGTGCTAACACCAAACTCAAACTCGGCTTTAACCACCCTTGCAAAGAAATTGTCTGGGCTCTCAGAAACGGTGCCTTCAACGGCTCCAACCTCAAGAGAAACGGCAACAGATTCTTAGCATACACTGATGCTGAATCATGGGAAGGTGCTCTCCAAGAAGCTGCTGACAACCTTGCCAGAGGTTTAGTTCACCCTGATCACGCTTTACTCGGTGGCTTAAACGCATCTGAATACCAAGCTATCACTTTACCTCAACCCAACGAAGCCCCTAGCTGCACTGTTCTCGAATGGGCCGACCACTCAACACTCAAAGTTAACGTTGTTGTCTCAGACTGTGGTTCATCTGTTGCTTCATCATTACCTTCATCTGTTGGCTCAAACGGTCAATTCTTTGTTGTTAGAAACGCTCTTGCTGAACTCAATGATGCCAAATGCCTCGTCAGAGAATTAGGTGTCAACAAAATCAGCGAAATCACTGTTTCAATTGACTTAGATGCTCAAGGTGGCTGGAAATGCTATGGTGCCAGAGCTGATGCCCACAGCCTCAGTCTCTCTGACATTTCAATCCCAGTTTCATGCTTTAACGTTGATAACAGATCAACAACCAAAGGTGGTGTTAACCCCTATGATGTATCTGTTGTCCAACTCAGCAACTACGGTCTCAGACTCGATGGTGCCGGTAACCCAGTTGAAATGGCCAACATCCAACTCAACGGTCACGACAGATTTGACCCAATGGACGGTAACTACTTCAACTATGTCCAAACCGATGCTCACCACACCAGAACCCCTGCTGATGGTGTCAATGTTTACTCATTCGCTCTCCACCCCGAACAACACCAACCCTCAGGCACTGCCAACTTATCAAGAATCGATAACACCCAACTCAATGTTACATTCGGTGATAACATCAGAACTGAAAAAGATGTATGCTTAGATATCTTTGCCGGATCACTCTTCTATGTCTTCGCTGTTAACTACAACGTTCTTAGAATTATGTCAGGTATGGGTGGCTTAGCATATGCAAATTAGGCTGAAAATATCCTTAAAATCTTAGGGACATATTTTATTAATAAATTATAGTTAATAATTTATTAAAAATAAAAAAACTATTCTGGATTATTTTCCATTTTCTTTTTTAACCTGTATTCTTGTTTTCTAAATCTCTCATATTCTTTACGTTCTTCTTCTGTCAATTTATTAATAAAGTGACTTTGATATTGTTTGTTTTTTTCTTTACTAGTTTGAACTTTATTATTAATTAAATTATCTTTTTTATTTAGCTTATTCAGTTCTTGTTTATTTTTAACTTTTTTATCAAACTCTCGAATAGTATTAATATCATCTTTAAAACTAATTAATGGGTTCTCAATATTATTGTCTTTAAAATAGTTATTAGCTTGTTCTACTGCTTTTGGTTTAATAATTGTTTCAATATATTCTTTAACTTTAGGATTATTTCTATTATCTGTATTTTTGGAATATTCTTCTACTTTTATTTTAACTAAATCTTTATCACTATTAGTCAAAAGAAAAATATTATCTTTTACTTTACTATCATATTCTCTAATAATATCTTTTGTTTCTTTGGCTAATTTATTTGGATTTAATTTTACAGTATATTGGTCATTAATAGGTTTTTCTATAATATTATAACTTTCTATTATTTGTTCCTTTAAATTATTATAAATTTCCTTTAGCTTATTCAAAAAATAATCAAGCTTATAGTTATTTTTCATATAATTACAATCCTTACAACAGGCTTTACAATTCTCTTTAACATATTCCTTAGCAGAATCCACTCTGTCCATACCACATATAAAAGTATCAGAAGGTTTACTTCCACAAATATAACAATTATTTTGTATTATTTCTAGATATTCTTCTTTTGATAGATTAAATATAATATTTCTATTTTTAGCAGATATTTTATATTTAGAATAACGGCTATTGTTTGATTTAGCAAATTGGAACATTTGATAATCCATCATTTCGTCATCAATATTAATTAATTTATTATAGCTCAATATATGCACTATTTTTGTTAAAAATATATCATGAGGTATCGTATTTTTAATCATATTACATATGGCACAACAAGGAACTATATTATCTAGAGTATAACCAATATCACAATTACAATCTATTCTATCGATTCCAATATTTAAGTTATCTGATTGTTCTCCACAGTAAAAACACTTTTCATTAAACAATTCATTGCATTCTTCTTCAGACAAATCAAAATTAAGACCTTTTAATAAAGCAGCTTGTTTATAATAATAATATTTATTAGTAGAATCCAACTTTTTATTTTTATAAAAATCATTAATTAAAGTATCATGTTCTTTTCTCCAAATTTTTGCATTTTCTGCACATTTTTTGCGATATTCTTCTATACCAATTTCTTCTATTTTTTTATTCCGATAATCTGTACAATATTGGACCAATTTAGTTTTATTTAGAGATTTCCAAGATTTTTTATATTCTAAGCGTTTTTCTGATTTATCATATTCTTTCCTATAATTTTTACGCTCTTCTTTGGTATCTCTCGCACGGTCTTTATCTCTGCACTTTTTACATTGTTTATAAAGTTCACTTTCAAGATTATCTTCTTGTTGAAGAAAATTATTGAGATTAAAACTCATTTTACAATTACTACAAATTAAAATATCATTAATAGATCTTTCTTTTTTGGATTTAACTAATATTTTTTTATTATTTTTTGTTAAATTTTCCATTTTTTCATGATTCCTCATCTTTTCTGTATTACGTTCTTTTTCTCTACAAGATAAACATCTAGTAAAATCTCCTTCTAAAATATTTTTACATCCTCTAATAAAATTAGCACAAACTTTATCTCCATCTTTTTCAATTTCTTGTTTCCAATAATATACCTGATGTTTTCCACAATAACCATTATTTAATTCGGAATTTTGCTTGAACTCGCATGTTTTTTCTTTATCATAAAATTTACACAAAATTATATTTTCCTTATCTTTTATTTTTATGCTTTTACTTCTATCTTTACATATTTGGCATACTCCTTTGGTTTCCATATATTTCCACTTTTTGCAACCAGAACATAAAGCTC